ACTTTCGTATTACATTTTCTACCCAATTTAGGGCTGGATTCCTAAAAGGAGGAACCAACGATAGAATAATGGCAACTAGTAACATTAGTATTACAATTGGGATAACTGGAATTGTAATACTATAGAATACAATATTGAGTTTTGTATTGGGACTGAGTTTCATGTTACCAACGATTTGCATTGTCAATTTCATCCTGCGTAAACTGTCCGCCTGAACGGTCAGGATTTTGTTGCCAACTTAGGTTAATACCTGTTACTTGACACTCCACAAGATCATCCAGGATGCGGTTGAGTTCGGCGATGTTGATCTCCAAGTATTCAACGGTTGCAGTGATCGCCATTCGTTCACCTGCATCCAATGGATCAAGTTGAATATTCAAAGCCTTATTGCATTCAGCAAGATACTTTTCCTTGCCAGCGATTGTGTTACGCAGGTTCGTGATTACGGTTTGCAGGTTCATTATTTGACTCCGAAAGTGTTAAGAGCAGGTTGCAATGTGTTAATCAATTCAGTTTCCCGAGCATGAGCAGGACGCTTGCCACGCACAACCTCAATGACACCGAACACAAAACGCTCGGCACCACGCTCACGCAATGCACGGCTCAGACCCCAATCCTTGTTTTCAGCGAGGGCACGTTGCATGTGCTTTTGCATACGACGGTTGAGGGTCTTGCGGACGTTGCCTTTGAATTCCATAGCAGTCAGTCCGATGTAATACTCAAGTGTTACAACATCCTGGATGTAGTAAATCACTTGGTTACGATCGGACCGACGTTTACGTTGTGTTTTCAGCATATATGTATTATATGCCCAGACCGATTTATTGTCAAGCCCCGTATTTGAGTACTAAAGTATTAACAAATTCTTCTGTACTATCACCCAAGTCGTGGTCTTCACAAAAGACCGCAACATCCCCGAACTTGGCAAGTCTACGACCGGCATCGTCATTGTCACAAACGGCTACTACTTTTCTATTCAACATACTAAGCCAGTTTTTCAAGTCCCAGCCCGTGTTGTTGCTTAGAACCGCTAGGGCGCTGTAGCCACGCTCAGTCATGCGACAGGCATCGAAAACACCCTCAGTCAAGAAAACGACATTAGGACTTAAATGTAAACTTTCAACTCCCCAGACTGCTAGTGTAGGTTGTTTTCGGTATGTGAAATACTTACCTTGCTTGGGATTGTTTTGAGGCTTCTTTTCGCCTTCGGGGCGGTATTGTTGGTAACCAACCAGTTGACCACTCAGATTGTATAGGAAAAAAGTAGCGACACGTTCAACCTCGTCAACCATTGGACGATGCAACTCTAAATTGAGGTGTCTGTCTTTGAGGTGTTCTGTAACTGTTTTCATGCCTCAATTATAAACCCAAACTGATTATTAGTCAAGTTTGGGTTTGTAGTACTTAGATTCTACCGCGATAGTCTGCTACCATGTACCAGTCGGGGACGGTCGTTGCAGTGTTCCTAGCATTGAACTTTTTGACATATTCTAGGGCTTCTTCCTCGTTGTCAAAATACAGGGTTTCGTCAATCTTGCTACCCCAACCACGCTCATATTCAATCAGGTCAACACGATAACCTACGGGACGTTGAATCATTGCCATTTTGTAGTCCTTTCTCGGGGGTTGCTATCTACTGTAATTACAGTTTACTACCGAGTCTAATTTTTGTCAACCAAGGCTAGGGCTTTTTTGAATACTTCTTGCTCTCTATGTGCAACGTCTAGTTCCCAAGGCAAATTCTTATAATCATTGTAATCCATATGTTCAGGTAATTGTTTAGTGTACGGTATATTATGCCAATAGCATAATCCATTATTACTGACTCTCAGTATACCAGTATGTTTTTGATTAACATGTATTAGTTCATGTGTTAGTATCTTAGGAAGTGCTAGTAAGGGTATATTGTAATTGATACCTATTCTATTGATTTTTATTCTATCAATACCGCCATATACGTTATCGTCTAATGGATATAAGCATATCTCTAATGATTCAGGAAGTTCAATTACTTTAGACACTGCAATGGAAAATGAGGTTATAATAACCTCATAATCACGTTTTGGTTTAGTGTTTTTATAGAAAAACTTAATATCTAATTCATTGGACATTATCAGTTTTAGTTCTTAGATACTCATAATTGACTGTATCTAAATTCTCTCTGAAAACTATTGCGCCATTACGCAAATGAAATCTACGTGCTAACTCAGTTTTAGGACTTAATGTTACAAACCGTGTAACACTAGGATAATCACGCTGTATGCCCTTAACTGCTTCAATCAATAACTCTTGACCTTTGCCTGCTTTGTAACTCCATATAGTATAGAATACCGCAGTAGTTGGTACTTGAGTGGTATTATTCAAATCATTGACATTCTCGGGAATAAAATCATGGAAACTAACACAAACCATTGCATCAGGTTTTTCTTCGTCATTAGTTAATGCGGCTACCATACGCCCGTTACTAACTCGAAAATCGGTTGGTATTTCAGGACGTACAGGATCGTCTTTAATGAATTCAAGTAGTTTGTGTGTTAGGTCTTTGATGAAGGTCAGCATAATATACGTATTTATTCCATACGCATAAAATGCGTATATTATGCATTATAAATTGATTTTAAAAATCTTTCAACTATTAACTGACGTTCTTGTTTAGATTTGGCACCCAATACTGTAATGTTATATATTTGATTATTTGCGTTGACTATCATAGTAATACAGAATCCAGCTGCTTTAGTGAATCCTGTTTTGATTGCTATTATACCGTCTTTGCCGAAATATTGACTGGTCGAGTTTGAGGTTATCTTTACCTTCTTTTTACCCTGGTTAGAATATACTGTTACAGATTTAACCTTAGCTGCCTCTCGTACAATATCATATTCATACATTGCTTTTGATAATAGTATAATGTCGGAAATACTGCTGTAATTCATAGGGCTCAAACCAGTTGGCTCTACAAACCTTGTATTATACATATTCAAATCATGGGCATGTTGATTCATTCTACTGATAAAATAACTATACCCATATGGGAAGTTCTCTGCTAATGTCTGTGCCGCAAGATTATCACTACCGATTAATGCTAGGTTAATCAAATCTAGTCTAGTTAATGACATTCCTTTAGTCAATTTTGTATTGGGAGTCTTTTTCCCAGTAACTGTAAGCACTTCATTTAGATCCTGTTTCTCTTGAAGGATGGTATATACAGTCATAAACTTGCTAATACTAGCAATACTCAGTTCTGAATTATCCAAGCTACCGTCAACTACGCGGCTGTTGGTAATATCATATGCTACGGTAGTTGGCTGTGCAAAAGCCAAAAACGGTAGGAACATTAATGTTAGAAAAAATTTACGCATAGTATATTTAGTTTCTCATAAATTAACGGATTTGTCAATGTGATTGGATAAAGCTAAATATATACATGAGTGCATATATTGAATTTAGTAAGTTATGTGAGAGTATGGTTAACGAGGTCAGTACCGGTTTAAGCCGATTTACTGATTTTGCCGCCCAAAATCTATTGAAAACATTACATCGTGACCAAAAATTAGGGCATGATGTTAAGTACCTAAGGGTACCAAGATTATCTTGGAAAGAAGTCAAAGATAATCAAAATGTTTGGTTTTTGCTTAAGGGTCAACAGGGCTGGGCAGCTATACTACATCCTAGTCAAAACCGACATGCTCAATATATTTTATACATTTCCACTGAACAGCCTGATCCGGAATCCGGTGAAAATGTTACTAGTCAAAAAGTCGCTACAGCCACTGACGGAAACACATTGATTGCTAACACTATAGGAAAACCAACAGAGTTTTACACAATTAGTACAGGATATTCAATAAGACAAAACATAGCTAGAATGGGCGCTAAAGCAAATGTAAATAGATCGGATGATAAAGAAAACGTAGACTATCTTGTTCGCCGTTTTAGACCTTTGTTCTCCCGTTACTTAACGCAAGCGAGGGCAGATATTAAAGGTGTTCTAGGAATGATGGTTAAGAACGATGCAAGTAGAGATAAGATAAATCAAAAAATTTATAGAGTGCAGGCTATAGACGCCGCATTAGAAGAACTAGAGAGCGGGAGAGTATCAGAAAAACTAAAATCATACGTGCATTCCGCTGTCATTATGGCAGCAAGGTATTATTACCCTGAACTAAGTGGGAAATTGCACAAAGCATACTATTCATCTAATGGCCCTGCTCACCTTCCGGAAAGCAATGACGGCGTAAAGCAATTATTATCCGACATTGCTAATGGGGACCAACAAAAATTAGGGGCAGTTTTAGCATATCTAAAAAGAGGATTAGTATAATGAGAGCAAATGACCTTTTATATGAAGCAGACCTGTTGTCCAAGATTCTACAGGATCCCAAGACTACAAAAATGCTTGCCCTTGCCATGAAGCATGATAGTGCATTTCCCAGACAAGATATTGCTGATTTGGGTCCTAGACCACTTGACAAAGAGTATGCAATGTTGTGGAACCAAGAACTGAACAAAATATTAGCAAACAATGACTACGGTGATCTTAGTAAAGATGGTAAATTTGACCAGTGGTTATTACGTCAGTATATAAATCATGTCATTGACTATGAAGATTTAAGCGGTGAAGCCGGAGATACATTGGGTGCGTGGCAAGCATTAAGTAAACGTGGGCAATTAGATCCAAAAGATCAAGACTTTAATAGATTTCCATCGTTGCATCACTTGCAACAAGCAATGAACAAGAGTCAGTATCGTGATTCTCTTAGGCGTATCAAGGATGAAGAACTGATTGAGAAGCATAAGAGAACTAAAAAAGAAGTTGTCCTCATTGATAATGAACGATTCAAAGTAGCTATCCCAATGAACTGGGGGGCGTGTTATACATTTAATAATCAGACAGGACACATTAGTAATTTTTGCACTGGAGGTAGTTCAGGCTTGCATTGGTTCAATAGATACGCACCTGACGGTCCATTGGTAATGATTACCGACAAACAAAATATTAACAACAAGAATGGCAAATGGCAGTTACACGCCCCAACTAATCAGCTTGTTAACAGTATGCAAGAACAACGCGGCGGAAGAGGCGAGGGAGATAAACAATTTGCACAATATTTTCCTGGGTTGTTGCGTGAGATATGCAAGGCAATGCTAGCAAAAGAAAATCAAATTATGGCTGCTAGTAAAGAAATTGATGAACCTAACGGTTATGATGTTAGACAAGCAGTTAAAGAAATCATTGCTAAATTCCCACTAAGCTATAAATCAACATCAAGAAACAAAGCAGTTGCTATACCGCAAGACGATGAAGAGGTCCTTGGAAATAGGATAGAAGTTCAGCCAGTGCCTCAAGCACAACAAGCAGCACCAAGTATTCAACCTGAAGTATGGACACTAGTGTATGCTGGACGAAACATGGGAGATACCGAACCAATGACTCCGCAACAAGTACGACAGTATCTAACCAACTATGCTCGTCAAAATAGGTGGGCACCTGGCAGGGTATATGCAATGAGTGACGACCAAGAAAGAATCGTCAGAATCTAACCACAAAAAAAGGGGCCGAAGCCCCTTTTAACAATCTGGCCGAATATCGTATTCGTCCCTATATAAATCAACAACACCATTCAATCTTTCAATCTCATGTGCCGCTTCCTCTAGTAAGTCTGCAATCTTATCGGCTTTGCCTTCTTCTACTGATTTGCGTCCCGGAATCTGTCGCCTAATCTCTGCTCGTTTTCTGAGACGGAACACTAGACTTTGTTGACTTACCGGTAAATTACTTTCATCTATCATATTAACTCCACGCTAATTCAAACCACATCGCATCCTTTTCTTCTTTGAAGTAAAAGAACGTGTTACCAAACATACTAGACATGCACCACGTACCCAACCCTTCCCAAGACTTGGGTTCACCTCCCACCCAATTTCTGTAGGGTGGGTTCTTGCCAATATTGGCACTACACCACTTTTCCATTTCGGATTGCAAGTGATACTTGTCTTTACCAAACTGGACTACAGCCATCATGAACCTACAAAGTTACGCACCCATGCCAGTCGAGCTTGCTCGTCCATAGCAGTGTATTCAACGATGTTAGCACGAATTGCATCCACTAGTGGATAGTACTCTTCGTCCAGGTTATGCTTGATGTCCTTGTTCAAGTCAACTAGCTTATCTGTACGAGGGTTACGTGCAACCCACTTTGAAGTCAAGTAGTATGGCGACTTGATCTTAGCACTAACTCCGTCTTCGGTGTAGAAAACGAAACCTTCGTGCTTACATTCTTTTGCCATTTGCTTCAAACGAACCATGTTAGTGGTATAGTTTTCAGGCACCATGCAGTTGAACATACGACCAAGTTCCTGTAGCATGAACGGGTCATGACCTACCTTAGACCCCCAAGTCTTTTCACGATAGCCCAAAATATACATACCAGGCTTTTCAACCACGATATGAGGATCGTTAGGATGTACACACTCAAACATGAAGGTCATGTCGCGGCAGTCATCAGCCATCAATGCCATTTGCCAGTCAGCCCAGGGCATGTGCTTTAGCATCATTTCTTTTGCCATAGCAACAAAGTCACCGGAGGTAGAACCAGTAGTGGACACTAATACCTCGTTGTTGTGATACGACACTGACACCATGAAACCGTTAACCTTACGGAAAGCAGTCACTTGAGTTTGATCGTCAAGTACAGGAGCTTCCTTTTCGATGCCGTAGTTGTAAATCTTAGTGAAAGGATAAGCAACCAAGTTGAAATCTTTATCCACAATAGACCCACGACACTCAGCAATGTATTCGTTCCACAGATTGTCGTAAAAAACTTTCTTCTTATACTTCAATACGTAGATGCCTTCGCCTGCTTCCTTCATGTTCACCAATCCATTTTCTTCAACAAACTTTTTCAATTCTTCTTTAAACATTATTCAATCCAATGCGTGAATAGCCCAAGTCTTTAGCAATCTCTTTGCGATCCTCTATCATTTCCAGGGCATGTTTTTCTTCTTCATCAATTCTCTTTAGCGCAGACTTGAGCGTAGTACCACATGTACCTACAAATTGCTCACCGTCTTTCCAATGAGCATACTGTTCAATGCCCTCACGAATGCCATTGTAATATGCTTTAGTTAAAGCCCTTTTGTCCATTTTTTCAATCTCCAAAACAGTCGCCAAGTTCTAGATTGTTTAGTCCAGTGTAGGCTCTTAGTGCCTGTCACAAAACGACCATTGATTAGTTTACCGAAAGGCTTTGCTTTTGGTTGACCTTTCAACAGTCGTTCTGATATCCTTTCATACGTTGACATTTTAATATACATACTTGCTTGCCTCAGCATGAAGACCGGGATCGCCCTTTGTGAGAACTTCAAGGAGAAGTCTCTTTTCTTCAAGGTAAGTCTTTGCAAACTCAGGATCATGTTGCATTATACTGCGGCTGTTACTGATAAGGTCAGCAAGTTTGATTGTCTGTGCCTCAGCAGGAGCTTGTGCAGTATGCTCACGATCCATAGCCTTGCGCTTTGCTCTGTTGCCATCTGTGGGCTTGCTTACGTCAGTGAGCCAACCTACAAGAGTGGCAATGTCGATACCGAAAGCCATGTGTACATCAGTGAACGTGCAACCAGTGTCTTCGATAACATCGTGAAGCCAAGCAGCCGCAACCATGTCAGGAGTACTGCCAGGCACACTTGCAACAATGCTAGCAACCTCACCCGGATGAACGATATAGGGCTCACCTGTATACTTACGCTTTTGACCAACTGCGGCGTGAGCAGCCATAGCATAAACTTGTGCCTTACGCACGATATCCATGCCACTAAGTTCCATAGTAAAACCTTCCATGCTCACTCCTCTCAATCAATACATGTATTATATGCCCAAAACGATTTATTGTCAAACCGAAAAGGTAATACTACAGTATTACCCTGCGAACCAAATTTCTTTGAATCCTTCTTCCTCTGTGGGAATGTCGTAGTTGTCCATCATGGACTTCATCACGTGATCGGGAATGTTCTTACCGGGACGAGAATCCAACCGACGCTTCAATTCATCTGGTTCAGGAGTCTTAAAGACAACCGCAATGTGTTCATAGTCTCGCAACATTTGAAACTTACGCTTGCGGCTCTTTACCGACATAGATGTTTGATCCCAGATGATATCTTTACCTGCTTCGCGGGCACGTTCTACCTTTTCGGCCATCAACTTCACCGCAGTAGGCATGTAATCATCAAACACATCATTGTAAGTAGCACCTACTTCTTTTGCATAGTCCTCAACAAATTCATCTGTTGACACGACAACACATTCATTAGCCCATTCTTGGTTCTTAACCCAAGTACTCTTGCCTGCGCCAGGCACACCGATCAGTTGATAACACTTTGCCATATTACTTCTTTTCCCAATCATTTTTAGATAAATAACTATAACACAAACGGTAATTTGTGTCAACAAAAATGTCCCTCGCGGAACGGTAATTCCCAGGGACTCTAACGCTTACAAGGAGCAATCAGCATGAATATTTATTATGTTTACGCCTATCTTAGAAAAGATGGCACCCCTTATTACATTGGCAAGGGATCAGGAAAACGGGCATGGGTTCATTGCAAAAATGATGTGACACATCCACCTAGAGACCGTTCAAAAATAACAATACTAGAAGGTGGCCTCACTGAACTTGGGGCATTCGCACTAGAACGTAGGTACATTCGTTGGTATGGTCGCAAAGACAATAACACCGGGATTCTTCGTAATTTGTCAGATGGCGGAGAAGGGCCTGCAGGTGCTATTCAGTCTGTCGAAAATCGAAAAAAGAAAAGCGATGCGGCTAAGGCTCGCTGGGCCAACACCCCAATGTCAGAAGATACTCGGAAAAAGATTCGTGATAAACGGGCACTTCAAGTTATAACTGCTGAAACTAGAGCAAAGATGAGCACTTCACACAAGAACATAATTTCTTCCCGAGTGTATGAAACAGGGTTCAAACGTGATCCGGTTTCCATTGAAAAAACAAGACAAAAACATCTCGGATCAAAACGTAGTGAAGAAACTCGCCGCAAACTTAGCGAGAGCAGACAATATTACCCCCGATTAACCTGTCCACATTGCAACAAAACATCCGATGTTGGGAATCACAACCGGTGGCACGGGGATAAATGTAAAATGAAGGTTCAGTGATGTCCCTTGATCTTGCCCTTCATAGCGTCTGCAATAGCGTCTTCCAATGAAGTTACTACTTTACCAGTAGCATCAAACCCCATATCTCGCACCCGATATTCTTCTAAACCACTAGGGTTTCCATGCAAGTGGCCATGAAAATGAATTGCTCCGCGGTGCATCTGGTCAAATTCTGCTATCGGATAGTGAAACATACAGATGATTTGACCATCATGGTTGTAACGC